ATCTATTTTATTTCTTAACATTGATACTTTTTGACCAAATACTTTTTGTTGATTGTTTGACCATAGTCCTTCATATCCCCAAAGTCTCGTATTTGGTATAATATGAGATACTCTAGAAATATATCTATCCATACTATTTGAATAACTCATATCATAAGACTCAATAACTCTTTCTATCTTTTTATCTCCAATCTTTTGTCCTACTTGTTTACGATAGTCTGATGGCTCAATAGTTTTAATAATATTCCCATCTTTATCTAAAAAATATACTGGTTCTAAATCAAAAGTTCTAGAATATTGAGTTCCATAAATTCCGTGTCTTTGAGACCTTTGAGACATTTGCATAAATTTTTCCATTATCATCTTCTGATATTCTTTTTCAGAAAATCCTGCAGGTTTTGGAAATTGTGCTCGTAATGATTTATTAATTTCAGTAAATATAGCTCCTTCTTGATTACTAACAACATCTGCTAAATCATCTGTAATAGTTCTCGGCATAAATACTTCACCTTTTTTTGGTAATGTAATATCACGCCATTTTAATGTATTAGTTTTTGGGTCTATATATCTTTCTTTTGCACCAACGAGAAACAATCTTGAAGCGAACGTATCCATAAAATCTGAATGCTCTTTTACTAATGGTTGTAATTTTTTTATTTCTTTTGCTGTAAGTTTACTCATAGGTCCAAACATTTTAGGGTCTATTAATGCCATCATATCAATCATATCCAAATCAAATTCACTATATCCTAATGTTTTTAATTTAGCTTGATAAGAAGTCATATACTCATCACCTAAACTTCTTAAGTATAAAGTCTCATTTACTTTATTAATAATATCTTTTGAAAATAACTTTAAACTAGGAGAATTATATTTATTACCTAACCAACCCCAATATCTATACATTGGAAGAGTCCAGTTTCCAAATCCTTCTACAAAATTACCAGTATTTCTTTCTGCTTCATACATCTTTCTATAAATGAATTCCATACCATCACTATATTTTTTTCCATAAACCTTCCACTTATTGCTATCAAGAACATCTCTACTACCGAATACAACATTATCTGCATAACCATCCATTCCCCATAACATTGCTTGATACTTTCGGTGCTCATCTTCTGTCAACTTCGTTATATTAGTTTTACCAAAAAAGAATAATCTTAATTTTCTACCTTCAGCAGGAGTAATATTTAATTGTTGTTCAGTCGTTCTTGATGCTTGAACTGGTCCTCCCCAAGCTCCAGAATTCTTAAGAAGTCCTTTATATGCACCTGATAACTTATAATCAACTATTTCTGTTATCAATGATTTAGGTACATTTGAAGGTTTAGCTCCTCTCATATTAAATTCAGATTTTACTGCAATAACTCTTCCATTATTTAATACAATTTGAGTATGATTATTATGAAATCCAGCTTTAGATGGAATATTCCAAGTAGGTTCTGAAGGGACTCCTTTACGAGGAACCATTTTTGTTCCACCTTTTCCATCAGGTACTGGTATCATATCAGGTCCCTTTCTTCCTTTAATTTTTGTAGTAGGACTCGTATCTGCACTTCCTACTATTCTAGGATATACTTTTACATTTAATACATTAGATAGTTTTTTAGGGTCTCTAACTAATTGATGTAATCCAGCTTGAGTTTGAAAATAATCAAGAGCAAACATTTTAGACATTGCATATCCATCATTTCTTTTTCCATTTTTTAATACAATTCCAAAACCTTTTTTTCCACTTTCTAATGTTCGAACAAACAATATATCTTTAGGCTTATATCCCAGTGCTAATGCTTCTCTTATCATTGCATCAACAATACTTTCACCAGGTTTTAATATATTATTTTGAACTTTATCTTTTAGTCCTGCACCCGTTGCTTTTAATATAACATACTTACCATTGTTCAAGAATGTTTTTACATCTTTATCTTTATGAAAAGTAGGAATTTTTTCATTAGTTCCATCTTTCTTCGCCATCCATCCATTTTTAATACCTGCAATAAAATCAAAATCTGCTTGTTTATATTTTTTCATAAATTTATCTAATGATACACCTATGATTCCTGCTTGTCTTAGTTTTCCATTAGGATGATAAGAGTCATATTCTACAGACAATCTTCCTTTATCGTCTTTATGAACTCTTCTAAAAACAGCATAATTTCCAGTTTTACTAACAAATCGTTCTCCTTCCCAAGTTCTTAAAAATTGACTATAGTCTTGAGTAGTCTTAGCAACAAGAGCATCAACAAATAAACTTCTTTGAACAGTATCATCCCATCCTGCATTTATTAAAGCTCTATCTACGTCCCACCTAGTAGCTTTATAATCAAAACCATTAGCTAATCTAGAAACTCCTAATACTACTGCTCCTCCAATTAATCTATCTTTCCAAGTTGATTCTTCAGGAACCATTGCAGGAGAAGCAGCTCCTGCTGCGAATGAATAAGAACTTCCTTTGAATATCTCTTTATATCTAGGTGATAAATCTGATGTTTTTCCTGTAAATCTTGGATTGAAAGATGCTGCTCTAGACCAATGAAGTTGTCCTCTAGAAAATAATGCTCCACCAATAGCATCTTGAGGTATTCTAAGAAGTCTATCTTGTAAACTTGTTTCTTCATCAGCGTGAAGTTGTCCTATTCCTACCCATATTCCAGATTCTTTAGCTGTTTTTCTTATTACTTCTCGAGACCAAGCCTTTGTTGCTCCTAGATTATTAACATTAGTAAGATAACGTTCTAATACTTGTGTAGAAGATTTTCCAACAAAAGGAATTTTATGAGTATTAGTAGAAAGACCAAATCTTTGTCCCATTTTTAAATGTTGTAATGCCCAACTAGCATCACGAACTGCTCCAGTAGCTTTACTTGTAGTGTTATATAATCTAGCTACTCTTTCTATTTTTTTAGCATTCACAGCAACATAAGGAACTAATCCGTGTCCTCCTGTAGCATAGCTAATAGCAACGCCCATTCCTATCATTCCTGTAGCATATCCTGCTACTCTCATTCCACCAGAAACATATCCTAATTCATAAAAAGGAACTTCTGGTTCAATAAACCACGAACCACCTATTCCTTGCATAAATGCATCAAAAGGACCAGGCGTTATTCTTTGAGTTCTATAAGGCTGTATATAACCTTGTTTATCATATGCAAGTGCAAATTCTGGTAGTGGATGTTTTGTGCTTTCAGGCGAAGCAAGATTCCATTTTGCGAAATTTGGTACTTTACCAGTTTTTATATTAAGTTTAGCATCTTCTTCACTTAAAGGTCCTCCTATATCTATATCAGAAGTATCTACATCTTCATCTATCCATTCTTCAGGATGAATCCATTCAAATATAGCTTTATCACTTTCAACAGAAGCTAATGTATCTAAAGGAATCTCACCTGGAATATTACCTATAATTTTTAATTTTTCTGAATCTTCTTTATAAGTATCTTTTTTTTCTTCTTGAAAAAATTGAGGAGATTTAAAATCAGTAGTAGTTTGTGGAGATATGTCTTCTGCAAGAGAACGAGCTCTTAATTTCCAATTTGTGAAACCTAAACTAAGTTTAGCAACTGGTGATAGTCCTTGAGTATAGATTGAAGTTTGAGAAAGTTCATTATCAGATTCTTTGCTTGAAGAACCAGCAATATTACGTAAAGCCCATAATTTAAAATTAGGTCCAGGCAAGATTAACCTCCAGATGGATTAAATATTTTAGGATATTTCTTTTTAGTCTCCTCGTCGAAATTATGTCCTTGCTTCTTTAAAGTTTCTAATAAATCTTTTTTAATTGATGGATTAGCGTCTAGATATTGATTCATATGAGCTGCATCAGTTGCAGTAATCTCTGCATTTGGTCCTACTTTTCCTGAAACTGAAGGAATTATTTGTCCCTTACTATTAAAATATAATTCTTCTACCTGTATGTTAGCAATCAATTGAGGTTCACCAGCCAAAGAAACGGTTGGTGCAGGAGAACCTGCTGGATACAATGCTTTTTTCTCTATTGGAGTTAATTTTGTAAGAGTTCTTTGCATTTCTAGCAATACATTTAATTGACCCTGAAACTGTCTTCTTACTACTGGGTTATATTTACTAGTATCATATAGACCTAATTTTTCCCCTAAATCTGATATTTGTTTATTATATTCTGGACTATTAAGCCATTGATATAATTGTAAATATTCATCTGTTCCAACTTCGTGTATAGATTTAAATAAACTTAATGCTTCATTCCATTTTTTTTCAACTTCTTCTACGTCTGAAGCACCATCAATAGCAGCATAAAAGGAATCTCTTCCTTGAGTTGTCTCTTCTAGTTTAGGAAAATCATCAAATACTTTTCCTAGAATTTTTTTATAAGTTTCTTTTACATCATATAATGCTATATCTGTATCTAATTTATCTTTTTGAGGTTTATATTGTGTTTTATAAAAAATAGCTTCTGGATTTATATATAAATTATCAAGTTCCTTTTGAACTTTTCTCATTTCATCTATAGTTGTTGCAGCTGGAATCTGTTGAAGTGACTCTTGCATTACTTTATTATTACGACCTTCACTAGAATATACAGCAGCATAACTTCTTGCTGCTAATCTCCCTCTTTCAGTTTTCATTTCATTGCCTAAATTTGTAAAAAGATTTGCCAAATCTTGAGGACCAAGATTACTATTTGCAACTAATTCTATTTGACTTTTTAGAAATCCAACTTCATCATCTCCTGCTGCATTTAAAGCAGTAGCCTCATTTTGTGCAATATTAGCATTTAATGTTTTTAGGTCTATATTATATTTTTGTGCACTTTCTTGATTCTCACTAAACATTCCTCTTAAAGAATCTACTACTGATTCAACAGCTGAATATTTTGCAGCACTTCCTGGGTCCATTTGAAGTGCTCTATTAATGTTTCTTCCGTTTGCCATTTATTATCCTATATAATCTGGGTTATATTCCCAGGTTCCATCTTGTGATTCTGACCATCCACTCATTCCTTCCATAAAATTACCAGATTGATTATCATAGTCTGTATCTATAAATTCTCCTAGTTCTGCTAAACGTAGTAAAGACATTCTTCTATTATCTTCTAATCGTGTCATAAATTGTTTATTAGCTTGAGCTCTATCAATAATATTTGATTTAATATCATATAATCCTTTTCCAAATTGTTGACCTATTTGTTGTCCATACTCTGAAGTAGCTCTACTTTGTTGTCCTTGCCAATCTCTTCCAGAACGAAATCCTCTTTTTCCCATTCCACCAAATCTTTTTTCTGACATACCAATATTTTCTCCCATACCTCTTTGTCTTTGTCCTCGATATTCGTCTCCTAAAAATTCACTCTGTTCACCAAACATTTGTTGATATACTAATGAATTAGGGTCAGACCATTGATATAATGATTGGTCAATCGGAGAAATTGCCCAAGCATATTTAGACAATACATCAATAGGAGTTTCTGGAAAAGCAGATTGTAGTATACCTAATGGGTCTTGTCCCCAATCAATTTGAGAACCATATTGTTGCTTTTGTTGAGCACTTTGTACACCATTTCCTGAACCAGGTCCTTGAGTTGAAGTATCTGTAATAGTATTAGGATTAAAAAAAGAAGGAATTCCCCCTTGTATTATATCATCTCCGTATGGCATTATTCTGTAACCTGTGTAAATTC